ATATAATGATTGATATGGAAACGCTTGACACAAGTCCTGATTGTGTTATACTAACTATCGGCGCGGTGAGATTTGATCCTAAAGGTAGTGGAGTTGTTGAAAGACTAGAATTACGACCAACGATTGAAGAACAAACAGAAATATATAATAGGAGTATAAATGAAGATACATTACGATGGTGGGGTGAGCAAAGTCCTGAAGCACTTGAAGAGGCTATGGGAGAAGAAGGCAGAATTCCGTTTAGAGAGTGTATGGAGATACTTTATAAGTTTTGTTGGAATCGCCGTGCTGTTTGGAGCAATGGTGCATCATTCGACGTGGTTGTGGCAGAGTCGGCCTGGAGAAACCTTGAAATGCGAACCCCCTGGCCTTTCTACACCGTCAGAGATACACGTACCTTGTATGAGATAGCCGGAGTAAAATTAAAAGATGGCGGGCATGTGACTAGCCATAAAGCAGTAGAAGATGCAGAACGTCAAGCTATCGTTGTACAAAAAGCATATAAAAAATTAGGATTAAGTAATGAGAATTGATAGTGATATTGATATTGACTTTGGTGATAGAGATACTCTATTAAAGTTAATACCTCACACACGTGCGGCAATGCGTAATGTTAAACCTATACGCAATCATGCTACAGGTGTATACATTACTGATGTACCATATGATCCAGTACACAATATAGCAAGTATTGATTATACCGTTGCAGATAAACGTGGATATTTCAAATTAGATTTATTGAATGTACACGTTTATACTCAGGTACGTGATGAACAACATCTACTAGAATTGATGAGAGAACCTAATTGGGGTAAATTAAAAGATCCTATATTTGTAGAGAAATTGATTCACTTAAACAATCAATACTACAATCTACAAAAGATGCCAGAACCAATAGATAGCATTACAAGATTAGCTATGTTTCTAGCTGTTATTCGTCCCGGCAAGAAGCATTTGATTGGACTACCCTGGCAAGAAATTGCCAAAACTGTATGGGATAAGGGAACTGACGGGTATACTTTTAAGAAATCTCATGCCATAAGTTATTCATGGCTTGTTGCAGTTCACATGAATCTATTAGGGTAAGCGTTTAACTAATGTAATACTACGGCGTTTACTTCTACGTTTGTTTAATTCAATTATACTACATACAGGGCCATGTAGTATTGTGAGACTTTTATTATTGAATGTCCTGATATAGGGTCTAAAGATACTCCATTCGTCTTTAAGAAACAGATTTATGGGAATTAATCTATTACTTTCCCACCACCAAACATCTCCTAGTTCTAGGAATTTATCTTTAATATCATTATCTATTATAGATCCGTAATCGTATATAGTGGTAACTATATCGTCTCGGTTCTGGACAATCCCCACATAATCTTGATTTGCATAGGAACAAATGGTTATAAAGGGATGACTGTCGCTTAGGCGCTTAAAAAACTCGTTTTGTATCATTAAAATTATAGTCTCGGATATATTTATCACCCTTCCCAAACCATTAATAAAATAATATATATGGGAGACTAAATACACAATAGGAGATTACATTTGTGTACTCAACCCAAGTTTTCGTTTATACACAACGTCAGATCGTTGTATTATTATCAGGATATTCGCCAAGGAGTTATATGCCTCAGTATGCCAAACCACTGACCTTACATAAAGGTGTAGACAATCAAATACAGTTTCAGTTTCTTAATCAGCAACAGAAACCAGTAGATATTACCGGAAAATCTATTGTATGTAGAATTATTAACAATACTGGTGGAGCGGTATTATTACAAAAAGCATTAACATTACAATTACCCGCAACGGGTATTGCAGCCTTAGAATTAGGTCCTGCGGATATAGATGGATTTGACGCACAAAAATGTTACTATTCATTAGAAATCCCAGTTGGTGCTTTTGACTTCCCTGTATTTGTAGACCAAAATGCAGGTGGTCGTGGTGATTTGAATATTGTTAATAGCATCCTCCCTAGCTTCATTCCTTCAATGCCTGTAACAATTCCTACAGGGCAGGTATTCCCCAACAACAATAGTAATGGTAATAGCGATAGCAATTTGATATATTATACTAGCGTAATCACTACAAATGATTCTAGTGTATTGACCTTACAAGCTGAGTACAGTGACTATTATGGTAACATTGCTATTGAAGGTTCTACTATTGTTGATGGAGATTGGTATCCAATCTTTGATGACACGTATGAAGAAGTAACCGATACAAAAGGTTATGTGGTAGAGGGTTTCCACCCATATATTAGAATGCAATTTGAAAGCAATTCTGGTGCAGTAACTAATATATTAGCAAGATAAACAACCATAGTTGTTGATATCTCTGTTAGTATATGTTATACTACTACTAATGTTTGATATTTTATCCATAATTCCCGGCAAGAAAAAAACTACAAGTAGCGGATGGCATAGCTTTAATGCTATCTGTTGTGGTCATCTTGGGCATAAACCCGATCGTAGAATGCGTGGTGGTATTAAGTTTGACGGACAAACTAACTGGTCTATGCATTGCTTTAACTGCGGATATAAATGTAACTTTGTATTAGGTCGTAGCATATCGTACAAAACAAAACAACTATTGTTATGGTGTGGTATTGATGACACTCAAATAGGTAAATGGAGCTTAGAAAGTTTACAACAAAAAGATTTACTTGAAATTGTTATACAAAAGAAAACTAAAATAAAAATAAAATTCAAGGATCACGATTTACCTGAAGGTGAAATGTTAAATGGAAATAATCCATTACACAAAGTATATGTTGATTATGTACAGTCAAGGGGGATAAATTATAATGAGTATCCGTTCTTAATAACACCTACTGCAAAAGGTCGTTACGCAAATAGAATAATCATCCCCTACACTTATAAGAATAAAATTGTTGGTCACACTAGCAGATTCTTAGATAATAAAATACCAAAATACATTAACGAACAACAGCCTGGCTATGTGTTTAATATTGATATACAAAAACCTGAATGGCAGGTATGTATATTGACTGAAGGTATATTTGATGCATTAAGCATTGATGGTATAGCAATCATGCATGATGATATAAGCAATGAACAAGCACAATTGATTGCATCATTAAATAAACAAATTATTGTAGTTCCTGATAGAGATAAAGCAGGATTAAAGATATGTGATAGAGCATTAGAATTAGGCTATAGCGTTAGTTTACCTAATTGGGAATCGGATATTAAGGACGTCAACGATGCTGTTGTAAGATATGGCAAGTTGGCCACTCTATTAAGCATCTTGCAAAGTGCTACGATGAGTAAAATAAAAATAGAAATGCAGAGGAAGAAAATTGAGAAAACAATCGGATAATAAAGAATATAGTGTAGAATTGCAGAAGTTGTTTCTGCAAATGATGATTACAAATGCCGAATTATACACTAGAGTTATGAATATCATGAACTCGGAGAATTTTGATAAATCACTACGACCGGCGGCAGAATTGTTCAAAGAACATACAACAAAATACGGGGTGCTACCCGACAGTACACAAATTAAAGCATTAACTGGTATAGATATTGAAGTCATACCTGAATTGAGTCAAGGACATTATGATTGGTTCTTTGAAGAATTTGAATCATTTACTAAACGACAAGAATTAGAAAGAGCAATATTAAAAAGTGCTGACTTACTTGAGAAGGGTGACTTTGGTCCGGTTGAGAAACTAATTAAAGATGCGGTACAAATCAGTTTACAAAAAGACATGGGTACTGATTACTTTGCTGACCCAGCCGGTCGTATTAACAAATACTTTAACAGTGGTGGACAAGTTAGTACAGGCTGGCCACAAATGGATAAGATACTGTATGGTGGTATGAGTCGTGGCGAATTAAATATCTTTGCCGGCGGTTCAGGATCTGGTAAATCACTTGTGATGATGAACATAGCATTGAATTGGTTACAGACAGGTATGAGCGGAGTATATGTTACATTAGAATTGAGTGAAGAACTAACTAGTTTGCGTACTGATGCTATGTTAACTAATATGGGAACAAGAGATATTCGTAAAGATATTGGATCAACTGAACTTAAAGTTAAGATGGTTGGCAAGAAAGCAGGTAAGTATCGTGTTAAAGGATTGCCTGCACAAAGTAATGTAAATGACATTCGTGCTTATTTGAAAGAGGTACAGATACAAACAGGTATTAATATTGACTTTGTAATGATTGATTATTTGGATCTAGTTATGCCGGTATCAGTTAAAGTTAATCCAAATGATCAGTTTATTAAAGACAAGTATGTTGCAGAAGAATTGCGTAATCTTGCAAAAGAGATGGGTATATTAATGGTAACTGCAAGTCAATTAAATCGTAGTGCAGTTGATGAGATTGAGTTTGACCATAGTCACATTGCAGGTGGTATCAGTAAGATTAATACTGCTGATAATGTGTTTGGTATCTTTACAAGTCGTAGTATGCGTGAACGGGGTAAGTATCAAATTCAATGTATGAAGTCACGTAGTTCAACAGGTGTCGGTATGAAAATTGACTTAGAATACAATATTGAAACTATGCGTATTAGTGATAACGGTGGTGATGGTGAAGATAGTTATAAGCCCCAACCCAGTGCTAATCAGATTATGAGTTATTTGAAGCCTCAAAGTACCTTGCAATCAACAGAACCTATCATAGACCAAGCTACAGGAGAGATACTAGAACCTGAAAATAAGAAAATTGTAGTAGATGTTCAGGGGTCAAAATTGAAGAATTTGCTGAATAGCTTAAAGAAATAAAACCGTAAAGTAGATAAATACTATTAGGAAACTATTATGCAAAAACAAACTCGCAGCCTTCTGCAGGAATTGGAAGCTATCGGAAATAACCGTGATACAAGTCATGTTATTGAAAGTAGAGCCCACAACATCATTACTAGTGCTATCAATTTGCTAGAGATGATTAATAGGAATTATCCTAAAGAACAAGCAGAGATATTAGAAAGAAAGTTACTAGGTGCGATTAAATCACGTGACCAGGGTAAGTTCTCTAAATCAATAAAGAAGAACAGTGACAAAGAGCAGTTATGAATTTACCGGAAGCACTAGCATTACTTAAATCTAAAATTGACACACTATCTATAAATGAAGATAAAGGTCATTTAGACCATCCTGAAGATTTAATCTTTTTGGGTGGAAGTGAGGGTGCTAATCGTGCTATACAAGCCATGAATGCAACAGTTAAGAATCCGGCAACAGTTACAATCAAATGGGATGGATATCCTGCATTGATATTTGGACGCAATAGTTCAGGTAAGTTTAGTATTATGGACAAGCATATGTTCAATAAGAAAGACGGTACTGGTAGACAAGTATTCAGTCCTGAGCAGTTTGTGCAATATGACCAAGCTCGTGGTGTAGGTCGTGATA